AGGGTATTTACAAACTTGGCAAGTTCATTTGTTGGCCCCCCCCGCCCTCCACACACAGCTAGCCACCCGCGTGCTTCTTAGGGGGGTACGCCAATATTATAATCCAAGTGAGCGGGCGCAAGCGCTTTTGGATGGGTTCCCCCGTTGATAGTCTATGGTGTTACTAACAGCCTTACGTCTTTCGTGCTCGCAGATCACTCCGGCACCACGGCCTGTTCCACCAGTCCGTGGGGAACTTTTCGCAAAGCCCAACGGGTTTTACCAGTTTTCCTTCTGTGGTACTACGGCAGGACGGTCGTAACCCCGTCAGCTTTTGCCCCGTACTGTTTGTTCTTAGACCCTAAAAGACCTCGTCTAGCTGTGTGACGTAGACGTCTACAGAAGCGTTAGGAGTGCCAGTGATATTCAAAGAAAGTGTCACATAACCGTCAGTGTCGGTATTTGTGCAAGTCAGCCTGTTCAAATGCACGCAATCAGTGGCTGAATTTGCAAATGCCTCTGGCACAATCTTGCTTTTAAACGCGTTTTGGTATACAGCCCCTGACAAAATGGAAGGGTTGTTGACGACGCCCAATGCTGTTCCGTAGTGATACGTCATAACCATGTAATCCATGTTGGGCAAGGCCCTGAACCTGAATGTTTGGTTATTGAGAATGGGTGCGATTACCAGTGGTCCGCCGCTGGACAAAGTCACAGTGCCAAATGAGTTTGCAAGTGAGTTTACACCGGTTCGTGTAATCCATCCTGTAGCTATCTGGCCGCCGAATCCAACGGTGATGGGCAACCTAGGCTTAATCAGCTTTATCTTGTAGGTGACCCATAGCTCTCCGAGCGTAGTTGACGCAGCAGGACAGCCAACCGTAGCAATATAAAAATTACCAAAATCGGACCATCTAATGTCAGATCCAGTAGATGCACCAGATCTAATATAAAGCTGCTTAACTGGGGTGCGAACCTTTGCACATTCAACAGCATGTAGTTGATTAACCGAAGGCTTAGCCGATGTAGCAAAATGATAATTTTCCATAGCTTGCTTATTAACGAAGTCAGGCTTAGTTGGATCGTATTCAGTAGCAAGGATAACCGTACCCAAAGCAGTGTTGGTAGACGCAACGCTCTCACCAGAGGTCGCGACAAACGCAAACACCATGCCGTGTATATCATACTCCTCATAATTTGCAGCAATGTTTGCAAGCCACGGGAAAGTGGAAGCATCTCCTGGTTGCAAGGCAAATTTTTGAATATCGAAAGCAGTGCTCGCTCCGGCCAACGTTGGCCCTGAAAGCACGTCTGTTATGTACTCACGATGTGTGATAACCGTGGAATCAGAATTTTTATAGCCAGGGACAGTGCAAGCATTCATGCTCACCTTATAATCTCCTGACCCGGTGAAATATCCAATTCCATTTCCTATAGCCGCGCCTAGCCCTGCTCCAGCCGCCGCTCCTAAAGGACCGAACGACATGCCAGCAATTCCGCCCACGGCCCCACCCAGCATTTGCATGGGGCCAATAACGCCATTCTTTTGTCTCTTAGCGTAAGCTTGATCTCTCGTCAGGGTCTTAGCCTGTTTGTTGTTTTGTTTTTGTTTTTGTTTCATAGTATGGGATACCCTATGATCCGGGGACTGTTCATCCGCCAGCAACCCCAAGGAGAGGGGATGAGCCGTGCAGTCTCTAGGCATTTTGATTAGCTCTCAGAGAGATTTGGGCAATTACGCTGACGAACCCCATGCCCCCGTTTAACCGTTTTTGACGGTAAGGTGGGGGCCAGCCTATCACCCGGGTTCCATTGAGTAGCTCTACACTTTAACAGACCCATTACTCCGACTTTTTCCGGAAACCATTCATAGGTTGCTATCCTGGGTGGGGGTCTGATGGAACGTTTAACGCCTGGTTATACTTGTCCGGGCACTGGGGTTGAACGGATGTGACCCGTTAGCCGTAGCTCCTTACATTCGTCTGTGTCTACCAAGGTAAACACAGCTCTGAAACATTGCACTGATTAACCGAGTAGTCTAACACAACACTCTTGAAGTGTTCCTCTATTGCGACCTGCTCGTCGGGAGAGATACCAAACGCAAAATAAAATGAAGCCCTGCTGGCTTCACTTATCTCTTTGTATTTCCTATTCATTCCCTTGACCTTATGTGAGTATGCCTCGTTCATGAAAGAGTCTTTTTCGAAGGCCACTGCATCCTTAGCGTTTCTGTCTAGGCACGTGTAGAACTCTTGCAAAACAGGTATCCCCCCATTCTGAGCCATTCCACATTCTCCTACCGACTTGATCCAACGTCTGAAGTTTTTCTCTCCATCCAATGGCTTTCTCGAAACACTATCCTTGGCGATGCACTTTCTTGGTTCTCTAACCATTATGTAGCCATCGTCCACCCGAACTGGACTAGAACCACAGAACACCAGCTTTTCAAATTCTCCTTGAATCTTTCCACATGTTATTCTGAATCCTAGGTCCAGGTAGAACTCCTTTATTCTTAGACCTGCTTTAACAGCATCTTTTCTCTCCATTATTGGAGTCTTGTCATCACCATCTATGCCGCAACGATGTTTAACTATTCCACATTTCCTTGTAAATAACCAAAACTGGAAAGCCGATATCAGACAATTGCCCAAGGAGGTGTCAGGAAATCCTGATCCACGCCCCTCAAACTTAAAACTGATCTTTCCGTCATGGCAAAAGGCACTGCCTACATTCAATAAGGTGAGCTTTAGCAGCTCTGCTAACTCCCTATCTCCCTTGTAAAACAGCATGTAGATTTCGTTTGTGAACGACAGCCAGTCGGAAGTAACAGAAGCTTCAAACGCACTCGCATCTTCCTCGACACTGACAGGATCATCAAAAATGTCATAGTAAGATTTGAATTGTGTAGCTCTCTGTTCCTGGTTCATTCCCTTGAAAATGATCTTATATCCAAAGATGACTTCCAGCACCTTATAGATCTTCTTCTCAAGTGGTTTTATACGCATTCCCAGCAATACCAAAGCCTCATCCCCCGGCGGGTTGATGCCCCTTGGTTTTGGGTCCGGTTTGAGCGTAAGATTGTACGTTTCAAATTTAGGAAAGTGTCTGATCCGCATCATAGACTTGTAGTTTGGTCTAGATGTGGTTGTTAAATTGTCCACCGCTTGTTGATACCGCCTCCTTTTCGCACCTTCGAAGTGACTTGGAAAATCACTCATTTTGATTGGGTTCGTGTAGGTGGCATGCTCAGCAAAAAGCTTGACAAAATCTCTTGACTCATTCCTAACTAAAAACGGTAAGGGCCTGGGAACATCCACCCAATCGCCCTTATCGTTTTTGTAAAAGTACATTCTCTCCTTAAACGCTCGCTCCATCGCTGTGACGCTAACATTATACGCACGGTAGCTGTCGAGCAAACCTATCCCGACTAGCTTGTATGTAGACCGTGCTCTACGAGTTTTGCTCGCCCATCTGGACACCTTTAGCCAGGGATGGTGGGGAGCCGTGCTATCAGCACAGTCCATCCCAGGTGTCTTCATAGGGCCCCCTCATTGGTGCCCAGGGCTTGCCACATTGACAAACCCCGGGAACCAGCCTCCAGTACCGGTCCAGCTAAACACCTTGTTTTGCTGGGCCGCCCTTTGGATGCGCTGCTGCACCAATGGTTGTGCGAACATCTCACGTGCATTAACATCGTGAATATCCGGTACAAAAACTCCATATCTTACACCGGCAGAGATCATCATCTTGTGTTTGTTAACCATCAATTTATACTTGGGGTCAGTGTCTAGCTTGTTTGCTATCCACCTGTTCACAATTAACACATTTGCTTCCCTAATAGTGGAACAATTGGGTCGTTCCAATTTATAGCAAGCTATTAAATTGGAGACGTGGACATCAACATTTGTGTACTCGTAGATTGATGTTTTACCCTTCTTTTTGGCCTTGCCCATCATGCAGATGCCTTCTTCGGACATCTCGTCATCAGGGTCATCAACCAATTCCAATATTCTTTTCCCTATGCCATCATGCCTCTGCACAAATCCTCTTTTGAAAGACTTGAGATATGATAGCCAGGAATCAGCGTGTGACACAGGCCTGAACAACAAGGCCTTGTCCCTTTCTCTCTGCCTAGACCTACGCTCATCCAAAGTTTCTTTGATGATCGAATTGTTAACAGCTTCAACAAGCTCATCCAAATCAACCCCCCACTCACTCCAGTTGTTCATCATGGAGTCAAGCCTACGAACTTGATACTCCATACGGTCCAAATACTCCCGCTCCCAAAACGCGGTTTCCAGCTCTATATAGTACTCTTCAAAGCCCCGGCTAGCTAAGCCGGTATTAGGGTCTGACGGCACAGCGGCCGTGTAGGTTAGCTTGCCATTAAAAATGGGATAGCCTCTAACACTGTCGCTGTCAAATCCTAATATCTCGTCAATAGTTGATTTTCTATCTCCGAAAAATTCGCGAATAGGCAGTTGTTCATTACGCACTCGCTGGGTCTGTTGGTTTGCTGGGATCCCACTCCCCTCC